GCTACAACGAAGGCTTCTCCCTGATCCAGAAGGCCCGCTACAACAAGGACTACGAGATCTACATCGAGTTCCTCAAGGAGCTGGGCCAAGCCGACGGCACCTCGGGCAACTACATCTACGACTTCACCGGCTTCAACGCGGTGATCCAGAACTACTCGGAGAACCTCACCGCAGAGGGTCTGACCGAGATCTCGTTCGACCTGATGTCCCGCGCCCGCCCCGTCTTCGGTCGCTACGACGCCGGCGCCTCTCCCATCACCACTGGTGGCGTCCAAGCCTCGCTGCTCTTCCTGGCTAGCGGTGTCCGCCAGGCTGCTGTCGTTCCCGCCAACAACGCAGACAGCATTGCTGTTGGCGACAACATCACCGTCACCTACACCAGCGACGGCAGCGTCGCCCTGACCCAACTCTCCCTGGGTCAAGCCGATGGTTCGGGCTTCAGCCTCGAGAACGCCTCCACTGGCGCCAAGGTCCCCGCAACCGTCAGCCTCGGTGGCGCCGGCACCAACGTGGTGACCATCAACCCGAGCGCAGACCTGGCCGCCGCCACGATCTACCGCCTGGTCGTGGCCGACGGTGCCGTGGTTCAAGCAGTGGATGCCAGCGGCGCCGCCTCGGCCTCCGGCGTGAAGCGCCCCCTCCAGGGCCTCACCACCACCTTCAAGACCGCCTGATCCCCGAGCGCGTCAGATCACTAGGGCCCGCAATGGGCCCTTTTTCTTTGCACTTATGCAGCACGACATTCTTATAGACCCAATCAACACGGTCTTTGCAGTTAATTGTTCGGTGGAAGGCTCCACGCTCCACTGCGGAGCCCTCTACCTTGAACCCCTCGTCCAGAGCCAGTTTATACGCTTAGCGTATGCCGACGCTACAGTAGAGATCGAACTACCACCCGAGCTCGTCAACCAACCCGCGCCATTCCGTGCGTGGCAGGTAGCGCTCCCCATTCGTGATGAGTAAGTACGCCTCGCTTCTCTTTGCCCCCGAGGAATACCACGAGATCGGCCCCTTCCGCTTCCCCATCTACCACGATCTCGTCCCCGGTGAAGCCAAAGGAATCGAAGCGCTGTCGCGTAAACAGTCACGATCAACCTTCGCATCTATCAAGCTCGCCAAACGTATAGCCGAAGACAAGGGCATCTCTACTAAAGAAGCAATCGACCTCCTCAGCAACGCCAGCACCGATAACCAAGACGTTCTCTACGACTACGCCACCGAGCTCGAAGACATGCAGCGCAGCAGCATCGGCGCTGTTGAGCAGCAGGTGGCCTTCGTCACCCTCTTCATGCAGCACCGCGCCGAGGTCAAGCTGCCCAAAACCAAGGACTGGCAAAAGGTGCCCGACTGGACCGAGTCCGACACCGAATCCATGCCCACCAAGCTCATGGAAGAGGTCTTCCAGATGATCGCCTGGGAGCGCGACGGCTGGCCGGAGCCCGCCAGCGAGGGAAAGCCCCCCGAGGACGAGCCGGAGTTCAGCCCACCCCCGAGCAAATCCTGAAGCAGTGTGAAGAGCACCTGCGCTCTCCCCTGACGGATTGGGACTCCATCTACGTCCGCCTCCGCATGTCCCCTCTTGCGGACGACTTCCCCCGAGAGCGCTTCCTCCGTACCCCCATCAGCGCCATCCGCTGGGCGTTGCGCCAACTCGACGATCACGAACAATCTCGGGCGAACCTTGAGGCTCTACCCACGGCCCGGCTCACCCAGATCGTCCTCCAAATCGCGCACGGCTTCTCCGGCTCGAAACGCGCCGCACCCAAGACCAAGGTGCAGGAGTTCCTGCCCTTCCCAGACTGGCGGCCTTCCACATCGGAAGCCGAAGGCCCCGACCAACCCACGCGCTTCATCCTCACCGAGCTCGGTAGACAACGCCGCCTACCCGTCCACGTCCTCACCGCGCTTCTAACCCCGGCCGAAAGGCAGCCGTAACATACGGATAACGAATAAGGCGGTGCAGTGGCTGATTTTCAGCTCAGAGTTACAGCTGAAACTCAGGACGCCGAGAAGAAGCTTGGCGCAGTTCAACGTCTAGCCGATGAAGCGACCAAACTTAGGCAGATAAAGCTAGAGATACCAAATTACTCCGATGTCAGCAAGAACTTCTCAGACTTAAAGAAAGACGTAGTCAGCGCTACCAATAGCATTCAACAGTTCTACAGAGTCGCCAGCAAGCTCCCTGTAGGCCCAATTAACAACATCAATGAAGTCGCCGGTCAGCTGCGCGCTGTCGGTACTGCAGCGGGCGAGAGTAGCAAGAGCGTAGGGGACGCGGGTGCTGTCATCAAAGGAACACTTGAGACAGCAGGCAAAGCAGCAGAAACATTAGTAGGCAAGCTAACAAGAATCGCGTTTAGCCTTTACGCCATTAACGAGGCTGTCAAGATCACGCAGGCCGCATTTGGCGGTCTCTTCAAAGAGACGATCGGTCGCGAAATCCAGTTACGCGAAACGATTCTGAAGACCCAGACAACACTGGCGTCAACAAACAAGGTCTTCAGAAATAACAGAGAAATCACCGATCCCTACGAAAAGATCATCGCCCTCACTGGCGAAGTCGGAAAACGGATCGATTCCATCCGAGAGCGGTCGATCGCACTCGCGGGTGTGACTTCCAACGAAGTCATCGAAGTCTTCGGCATTGTTGCAGCCCAGGTCGGGCAAATTGGAGGGGGGCTGAAAGAAGCCGAAGACCTTGCCATCAACTTCGCCGCCGCCCTCGGCACCTTCGGCATCCCCCTCTACCAGGCCCGCCAGGAGATCGGCTCCATCCTCCGTGGCGACATCACCATGGACTCCTACCTGGCGAAATCGCTAGGTATCACCAACGAAGACATCGCCAAGGCCAAAACCGAGGCCGGCGGAGTCGTCAAATTCCTCGAAGACCGCCTGGCAGCCGCCGTTGCCGGTCAGCGCATCGCGGCCGAAGGTTTCGCCGGTGTCGTCTCCAACATCAAGGATCTCTCTGAGCTCATCAATCAGAACTTTGGTCGCGGCTTGCTGGACCCGCTAATTGACGGCCTCTCAAAGGTCTTCGGCTTCCTATTCAGCATCCGCAAAGAGCTCTTCAGCATTGCTTCCCAAGCCGGCTCATCGCTGGGGAACTTACTCAGCATTGGGTTCGGGCGCACTTCAGGCGCTTCGGGCGGCGCCAGGCGCACCGAGGGTGGCGGGGGTGGTGCCGGCAGTCGAGGAACTACAAGCGCGCGAACCGGTGCTCGCTCAGCTGGGTTCGGCGCCGACGACGCACTCAAGGGCGTAGAAGCCGCCATCAAGCGCGTCACTGTAGAAGTAAACAAAGCACTAGATAGCGTTTACCTACAACTGGCGACGATCACGGAACGCCTAACAAACGCTTTCGGTGCAATCACAAAAGGACTTGCGGCCCTCGCTCTCGGGCTCCTCAGCTTAAAGCTCGAGCAGCTGAAGGCCCTCATCGGGGCGTTTGAAGCCATATCACCTGCACTTCTTGCCGCAACAAGAGGATTGAGCGGCTTCCTCGCCATGTGGGGTGAGTTCTTGAAACTCCCCTTAGTCCAGGAACTGTCCCAGATAAGTGCAAATATGCGCTTGCTGCAGATGACAGGCGTAATACCACTCATCAAAGCAGGCTTCTTGCTTAAAGGCGTCCTCGAAAACTGGGGCAAAGTAAGCGAGTTTGTAATCAATCAGTTCAACAAGCTCAGAGCAATCATCGGTGGTCTCATCGCCTACATCGGGACAGTCGCAGTAGCAGCCAGCGCAGCAGGTAAAGGCTTCCTATCTGCGTGGCAACCTTCAGGTGTTGCACTCAAGGCTCTTAAATCCGAGCTCGAGCAAATTGTTGTCCAACTCAACACCGTTGGTGCAGCCGCGCAACAAGCAGGCTCGAAGATTGGCTCTCTAAACACACAAAGCAAAGCTGCGGGCGGCGGAATTGTCGGCCTCATCGGCAACTTCATTAAGTTCAACCTCATGATGTTTGCCATCAGCGCGGCGCTGGGCCTTTTGCTCGAGCGGTTCAGCGCGTGGAAAGAAGCCCAAGACAAACTCGCCAGTGACAAACGCGCTGAAGAAGCTCTCCGCAGGTTGAACACAACCTACAAGGACATCGGCGATTCCGCCGACGAAGCCACCAAGCGCGCCAAAGCATTTGAAGAGTCCCTCGTCAACGCCAAATACGACGAAGCAGTCCAACGCCTCGAGGACGTCCGCAAAAAGATCGAAGAGATCAAAGATCTGACATCAGACAGCGAGCTCGACTTCGGTGACTACGCCAGGCGTATTGCTCAGCTATTCAACCCCGCCAACTTCGACGCATTCCTCGACAGGCGCCCGAACGAACTGTTCTCAGACGCGGTACTAAGGAAGCGCCGCGAGCAAGAAAAGCAGGCCGAGACCGACAAAGCCAAGTGGGCCCAAGAGGTCAACAAGAAAGCCGCCGCCGACAATCTGCGCCTCGAAGCCCAAAACCGCGTCAATCTCGAGAAAGAAATCGGCGACTACCGCCGCCAGCTCGACAACGATCTCTTCCGCCAGCGCCAGAACCTCGCCCAAAAGGAAGTCGAAATCTTCCGCGCTGCCGGTGAGCTCCGCATCTTCCAAATGGAGCAGGCCAACGCCAAGCTCATCGAGGGTGAAGAAGGTGCCTCCGCTGCCGCCCTCGAGTCCCTCAACAACTACCTCTCGACCCGCGAGCGCGGCGAACTCGACATCGAGGCCGCCAAGAAGTCCATCGTCATCGAAGTCGCCAACCTCGAGCGCGAAATCGCTAACTACCGCCTCGAGAACGAGAAAAAGATCGCCGAAATCCGCAAACGCGCCGGCGACTACGAGAAGAACGTCGCCGACTACAGACGCCAACAAGCAGGACAGGGTCCTGTGGCTGGGGTTACGGGTCTCACTCAAGGCAACACAGGGACCAGCACCTCCGGTCCTCATTTCCACGTCTCCGGTGCAGCGAGCGAAGCCGAAGCCCGCTCACTCTTCGCAGCTGACGTCAACCGCCAACTGCAGCTGACGGACTCACCCGGCAGCCCCCGAGGTGGTGGGCGCGCCCACGCTGGCTACGACCTGGCGGGTCCTGCGGGCACCCCCCTCAATCTCGCTGATGGGTTCACTCTGCAGAACTTCACACGCGACCCCAACGGACTTGGGGGTAACTACGCGACCATCGCCGGCCCTGGAGGCAAGAGCTACAAAGTCATGCACCTGGCTGACCCAGGCGCTTCCTACAAGGGACCTGGAGCGGTGGGTGCTCAGCCCAAAGCCCCCTCCTTCGACGACATCGGCGCCCCCGCCGTCGAGAAATACGCCGAGGCCGTCCGCGGTGTCGCCTCCGCCATGGAGCGAGCCCGCGCTCTCCAAGAAGCCCTCACCAACGCCCGCACCGCCGCCGCCTTCGAGGCCATCGCCAAGGCGGCGTTCCCCAAGGTCGCCCTCGAGGAATACGACAACCAAGCCATCGAGCTCACCGGCACCCTCGATGCACTCCGCGGCATCTCCGCCGAGCTCTACGACCCCGAGCAGATCCGCATCGCCGTTGAGCAGAAGTCCAAAGAGCTCATCGCCGAACGCGAGCGCGGCCAGATCCTCACCGCCGCAGGCGACCGCCTCAAAAAGAACCAGATCACCCAGGCCGAGTTCGACAAGCTCACCGCCCAACTCGCCGAGCGCCAGAAGAAATACGTCGACGACCTCGCCAAAGAGGCCGCAGCCCGCAAGCGCAACCTCGAGCTCACCAAACAGCAAAACGCCGTCGAGTCCCTCAAACGCGCCACCGGCGCCATCCGCTTCGACGTCCAACGCGCCGGCGTCCAAGCCCAAGCCACCATGGCCCAAGCCTTCGCCGGCGACAACGAGGCTGCGCAGCGCCGGATCGAAGCGGAACTACGCATCGCCGAGGAGCGCATCCGCCTCGAGCAAGACGCCACCAAGACCACCGAGGACGTCATTCGCGAACTCACCGCCTTCGCCGAGAAGACCCGCTCCGCTGCCACCGAGCTCGGTGCCATGGACGAGCAGGTCAAGCGCTTCGTCAGCCAAATGGCCGCCATCCGCGAAGCCTCCCGCGCCGTCACTGACGGCTACAAGGGCCTCGCCCAAAGCTTCCTCAGTGGCGGCGACTTAAGCGAAGCCGTCGCCCAAATGTCCCGCTCCATCACCGACAAGCTCACCGGCATGGTGCTCGATGCCGCCTTCAAGCCAATGGAGGACCTCTTCGTTAAGACCCTCCAGGACGTCTTCGGCATGGAGGATCCCACCAAGGCGCTCCAAGAGCAGAACAACATCAACCTCGACCTCAACACCCAGGCCATTCAGGCCAACACCGCAGCACTGCAGAAAGGCGCCTCCCCAATCCCCGTCACCCCCTTCGCCGGGTACACCAAGGCCCAGCTCGAGTCCATGGATCCCACTGCAGTGGAGCGCACCCTTGAGCAATCCTTCGCCGGCATCGGCGAGTCCCTCACCCAGCTCGGCACGGTGGCCGACACCACAGGCAAGCAGACGGGTGACGCCGCCAAATCCGGCGAACAAGGCTTCGGCAAGTTCCTCGGTGCCATGACCGGCGTCGCCACCGGCGCCCTTGCCATCACCGGCGCCATCCAAGCCATGCAGGACTCCGAGGGCGGCACCTACGGCACCCTGATGGGCATCGCCGGCGTCCTCGGCGGCCTCGGTTCCATCTTCGGCGGCATCGCCGGCCTCGGCAAGAAAGCCTCCGGCGGCCCTGTCTCCGCCCGCCGCCCCTACATCGTCGGCGAGATCGGCCCCGAGCTCTTCATCCCCGAGGGCGCCGGCACGATCATCCCCAACGACAAGATCGCCTTCACCGGCGGCGCTGGTTCGGGCTCCAGCTCCGAAGCCAACGGCATGACCGTCCCCTTCCAACAGGGCTCCAGCTCCGAAGCCAACGGCATGACCGTCCCCTTCCAACAGGGCTCCAGCTCCTCGGTCTCCAACGCCTACCAAGGCAACAGCTCCTCGACATCCA